CAATCGGATAGAACGCTGATTGATACTTCACCGGATAGCAGATCGCCTGCTGTTCCGGTTAAGACCGCCGGGGCGCTGAAAGTTCCAATTGAGTATGCAATTGATGATGCTTCCAGCTTGTTTACTATATTTAGGTAATAATCTTCAATGTTAATTAGGTTGCCTTGGTTGTCAAACATAGGGGTTAGCACTATGAGCTTAAAGTTAACCTTAGGCTTGATTGCTTTGTAATGGTCGTTGCTTGGCTCAATGTATGGATCGCCAGGCTGCACCACAATGCTGTTAGCAAGCGGTGTGGCAGGTGGGAAGGAAAACACCTGCCACGCCGTATTATCAGTTAGCGCAGCCGCGATTGTTCCTCGTAGGGTAGAGATTGCTGACATTATCCTACTTGACCGCCCGGTGCTAAGTGATCCGCAAGTAAACCGCGAACACGTGCCATTAAGGTATTGCCCATGCGATACGGCGAAGGTTGAAAGTCTGGTGAGATGCCGCCAGCGTTTGAAGCTTGGCGAGCCTGCCAAATGTCAACAGCGACCATGAGGGTTGCTTCATTGACTTCAGCTAAAGTTGCATAATCTACGGCCTGTGTTCCATAAACACGACCCCATGGCGCTATGGTGTGATAAGCGCGTGTAACTATTTGTGCATTGACAAACTCAAGCCAATTATCTTCCACTTTAGTGATTGTCTGATTGCCATTATAATGTTGACGGACATTCTCAACAGTAATGGTATCTCCTACCACAAATTGATCAATGTTTTCATAAATATAAATGCGCCCTGTTGTGCCTGTTGCTTCCAATGCGTAAACGGATTGGGTGTTAAACCACAACTTGGCCTTAACAATGTTTTCTGCCGCTTGGCAGCATTCTTCCACTACTGCTGAGCTGTATAAAGCACCAATGCCAAGAGCAGAACGCAGTTCCGCTTCAGTAACGTATGTTGCTGGCATTGTTTATCCTTTCTAATGTTAGCCCCGGCGCAAGGGCTGTGCGCCGGGGTAACTCTACGACTAGGCTAATTAAGCCTTGTTATATCTGAATGCACCCTTTGGCTTCTTGGTCGCAAGTGCGCCATAGCCATAGAGTCCAATCTCAACCTTGCCTGAACCAACAGTTTCAGCACGGAGCTGTAGACGTGGTGATTCATACCAGGTGAATGCATCGCGTGAAACAATCATGAGAGTTGCATCGCCATCGCCAGATTGTGTGTAATCTACGAATAGATCAAGTCCAAGTACGTTTCCACGAATTGCGCCAACTCCAACCGAACCGCCAGCATTTTGTGGCTGGATTGCGTTCAAGATTGGGCGGTTTGAAGAATCAACTAGACCAATGAGATTGCCCCATTGTGTAGGTGATGCAATTAAACCAGTTGCGAAATCAAATGTGTTCGCATAGATGTCTGCTGCTCCACGAGCAACATAACCGCTTAACTCTGCGCCATCCCATGGAAGAGTGATTGTTGTTGCATCAACTGTTGCAACTGCTGCAATCTCATCAAATGCGTAAGCATTAGTTGCCTTAGCGTAAGAATCAGCCATGAGTGCTGTAAGTTCTGCAAAGAACGCAGGCGAAGTTCTGTCAAGGACCTCTACGCTGAACTTCTGCATTCCAGCAAACTTTTTGACATTTACATCAAGATATTCAATCTCAACCTGAGTATCTGAAAATGCTCCACCCTCAGCTACCTGTGCAGTTGTTGGAGCAGTTTTAACGCGTGGAATCTGGAACTTCATTCCAGCATCAGGAAGAACGCCACCTGAAATTGCTTCAATTGTTGGGCGAACTCCAGTTGACTTTGGATTGATTACCTCAGCTAGTTGACGTGTTGGTACAAGACCTGGCACATCGGTTGTGGTGTCAGTATCAGATGCTGCTGCAATCCATTGACGTGCTTCCTCTGATCCTAGAGCTGCACGTACTGTGTTTTCTACATAAAGAGCAGGGGTTACCTGGATTCTTGGCTTGGTATACATTGGTGCTGTAACAGTTGGGCGCGAAGCTTGAACCGCAGGGGCTTCAACCTCAGGCGCAACGGCTACGGCGTTTGTTGTGTCTTCCACAACAGCCTCGCTTTCGTTTTGGGTTGGTGTTTCTTTTGCAGCTTCATCTTCAGAAGCGGCAACGCTCAAAACTTCTGCACTTTTGAATGCAGCAGCTTGAACAAGACTTGTTTCCATCATTTTGCTTGATAACACGCGTAAAACATTTCCATCGCGCTTGCTATCTATTACTTCAACGCCCACAGACAAACCTGAACGTAATTGTTCACTTGCCTCTATTAGCGCATCTGTGCCACGTTGGGTAGCACTTACACGAAACGTGGCGTAAAGGCCGTCTTCACGTTCTTCGTAACTTAACATTCGCCCCAAAGGTTTTTTTGCGTCATGCTCAAGCAACAATTTCGGTTTTGGGCTTTCTGGAATCTCAATTGATCCCTTTTCAAAAACAACTTTGCCGGCAGATGTTTGTCCAATCTCGCCGCCAAAAGGAACAATTTTACCTGAGATGGTGCGTTCAGATATTGAGCATTCTAAACCGCTAGTAAACGTTAGGTGCATCTTCATTTCCATTCGGTGATAGGTTTTCCATTTCCATAGCTTGTTCTACTGTAATCAAGCCAAGGGTTAGCATTTTTTCAATGACGGCTAATCTTTCCAACGCATTTACAGCAAGGAAAGCATCTTCAACGTCAAACTTTACAATGTTGCCTCGCGCCGTAATATCATCCATTGATAAGCGATCTTGTATGGCATGGACATACGGCGCAAGAGATAAGGATACGAACTGACGGCGTTCATCTTGCACGTTTGCATAAGTCATTGACGTGTTTTGGTCTGCGCTTATGTAATATGCTGGAACATTCATCATTCGTGCAATTTGTGTAGCTGTGCTTTGTACCGCATCTACAAACATCATGTCGCGTGGTGAGAATGCAGTTGGCTGATAATCTAAAGTGCTTGTTAAGTATGCTGTTGAACGGCGTTCACGTGCAGACTTCCAAGAAGCAAGAATTGCTTGCACTTCTTCTTGTGATAAATCAGCACCACTATTTTTAATAACGCCAGATGGCATTGGGGTTGCTGATGCAACACGCATCGCGGTTTCTAAATCAATTGCAGAACGTAAAGTTCTTGCACCACGCTGCAAGACACCTTCATCAAGTCCAGTAAAGGTAATTAGTGATCCAAGACCACTCATCGGCACATCTGTGCCATCAATTGTATATTGAACTATGTAATTGCTATTGGAATCGGTGCGGAAAGAAACGCGACCAGGTGCAACCCATTCAAATCTTGCTGGCCTTCCATCATCAAAATAAGTTTCAGTAACGCGCCAATAAGCAACGCCAAAAAATAATAAACTGTCAACTGTCCAAGCTAATGTTGTGCTTAATGGCTGATGCACAGATGGTTGCTCTAGCCATAGTGGCTTGCCAAGTTTTTCTCCAGTAGATTTTTTGTATAAGCACAAAGGAAAACTTGCAATCGTTCCGGCTAAAAGGTTTCTGCATCTAGAAACTGAAGGAACTGTCATCGCTTCATCGCGTGAAACGGAAGTAAGAACTGTTGGCAGATAGTAATTAAAACTATCTGTCATTAGCTGTGGTGCAGCTTGCGCCTCTATCTTTGCAGGGCGAAAGCGATCAAATAGACCCATCGTTTAATGATAGCATACAAAACGGACATAACTAGCATTTCAGGCATAGATTTGTGGCTTGCTTTGTGGCTTTAGCAATTGATGCACCACCATGGCTAATGAAATGGCAGCTGACACATCCCCAGCAGATTTACGGCGCACAATACGCCAGCCGGCATCCGATTCTTTAGCCGCGCAGTTATTCATGCTATCAACTAGCGATTGTTGGCCAGCATGCACAATCCTAGCGTTAACTATGCTGTCATACAGATCAGAGCAAGCCTGATAGAACACAGTTCCAGACATATCTTGAATCTTATGGCCTGATTGGCTCAAGCGCTCAGCTACGCTCATGGTGGCGTACTTGTCAAAACAAATCATCCTAGGTTTGTATTGCTTAGCCCATTCATTGACTTCAATAGCCATTTTAAGTTCATCTATGGCTACTTGACTTTCAAATTGCGCTATGACACCTACACCAACCTTGCCATCATCCATAATTTGACCAGCAACTAGGCTTGCCATCTTTTTATTAACCGATATGTCCATGCCAAATATAGTCAGCCTGCCTGGCTCTAGTTTTAGCTCTGCAAAGCCTAAATCCTCAAATGCTTGGTGTGGCCATGGCGATTTAAGCGCGCTAATCCACATGCAAAGGGTTTCGGTCCGTGTAGCTTCAACGCTAGATGTGGCTATTGCTTCTTTAATGGTTGATTCATCAATTAGGTAGCCCAATGCTGGGTTAGCCTGATACCAGGCGCTCTTATCGGTTATCTTGGCAAAATCATCCGCGCTATATTCCCAATAGCCCATTGTAGGCGGTGGATATGACAATGCTTTAGATCGCAAGTCATTCAATACGCTTGAATAAGCATCCCCTGCGTTACTAGTCATAAATATCTGACTATTTGGCCTTGCCCTAGTGATTGGCTTAGCAGCTGTCCAAGAATCTTCATCTATTTCACGTAGTTCATCAATGTAAAGCAAGTCCGCGGTCTTACCACGGCTGCCATCTCTTGTTGCCGCGACTATCTCATACCGAGCGCCATTTAGGAGCTCAACTGATTCCTGACCATTAGCCACGCGGATTTGCTTTACCTGAGCCATCAACATTGGGTTATCCTCAATAACTTCAACTACCTTGCGAAAGGTATCTAAAGCCATACCCCTGTTAGATGACATAGCCACTATATTCTTTTCGCCAAAAACAAACAACCCAGCAAGGATGCGTATGCGCGCTAGGTGTGTTTTGCCATTCTGACGTGCTACTAGCAGCAAGCTTGTCTTTCTACGCCACTTGCCAGCCCTATCTACTGCCAGCAAGTCTTTTAGCACATATTCCTGCCAAGGCAGCAGCGTAAGGTTTAGATCATCAAGAAACTTCTTGACCTCAGGCAATTTGGTCTTGCCTTTAAGCGGCGCATTCTGCAAGCGCGGCTTAGTTGCCCCTTTAAGTGCCTTCTTCAATTAGCCCCCGGCTGACCTGGACTAATAAAGGGAGAATCCGCATCAACGTGGATTGTAGTATGTCCGTTTTGAACTGATTTGGACCGATTTCCACCGATTGGAGAGTTATTGAAGCG